GAGCCAGAAATTATAACGGGCAACGTGTTCGATTCGCTTAACCCAATTCGCCCTTTCGTGTCGGCTATCGGCGCACGTGCCATGCCACAAAGTGGCGCAACATTTCGCCGCCCAGTAATCACAGTACGGCCAGTAGTAACACAACAGCCAACAGGCCAACTAAACCAACTAGACCCGTCGACTGTCACGGTTGCAAATAACAACGTCAATAAATTGACTTTCGGTACATTTGTGACAATGTCCGAACAAGACCTCGATTGGACAGACCCAGCAAGTATCAACATTGTTTTAAACCAGTTGGCTATCGCTTACGGTCAAGCAACAAACAACTACGCCGTAGATACTTGCCATGCAGCAATTACACAAACCAGCGCTGTTGCCGACACGTCGGACCCTGCAGACTGGATTGCCGCAATTTACGAAGGCGCCCGCCAAATTTCAAACACAAGCAACTACCTACCTACGCACATGGTCGTAACACCTGGTACGTGGGCTGCATTGGGTTCGTTGGTTGACAGCACAGGCCGCCCAGTATTTCCACAAATTGGCGCTATGAACGCCCCAGGCCAGTTGTCGGCTGCAAATTGGAACGGCAACCCACTTGGGTTGGTTTTGGTAGTTGACAAAAACGCGCCAGGTTCATTTATGGGCCACGCAGCTGGACCAGCTGCAGGCTTCGAATTTTACGAACAGCAAAAGGGCGCCATTTCCGTAGACGTACCTAGCACCCTGGGCCGCACTATTGCGTACCGTGGTTATGCAGCGTCGTTTATGGCAGACGCTACAAAATTCGTTAAGTTCGTCTAACCGAAAGGCGGCTTTACCGCCATGACGCAGGTATACCAAGTAGCGCATAAAACGCTATTAAGCAACTACGCAGTTTTAGAAACGCTTACACCTAACGAAGTGTATGTAGGCGCGTCTATTGTTGTCGCAGGCGTTGACGCAACTTTTAACGGCACGTATACCGTTTTAGATGTACCCGAATACTTGTTTATTGGCGTAGATGAATACGGCGATTTACTTTTTAATTACGAAGTAGCCGTACCGTTTCAAATTTTGTACGCAAAAACAGCAAGCGACGTTACGCGCACTACAGCAACGGGAACCGTAACGCTGGGTACTATCCCTTGTACGTGGGTTACAGCTGGACAAGTTGAGGACTGGCTCGGCATAGGCACCGCGTCGGCGCTTGATACAACTTTTCTTACTCAATGCGCTGCAGCTGCAAACGACTTTTGTTTTCAAAGACGTTTAGAAAGCGGCTACATAGACCAAAAAGGTACAAGCCCAAGTAACAGCGTCACCCTAGGCACTATCGCCTATGGGGGTTTTCTGTATCGACAACGTGGCGCTGTAACAGATTTTGCTAGTTTTGACGGTCTGCCTGCAGGTAACAGCGTTGGCTTGTCGCCAATGATTAAACAGCTCTTAGGTATCCCACGCCCGCAGGTTGCTTAATGCCTGTTGCTTTTACAGACCTGTTAAACGAGGCGCTAGACGACTTAGCAGCGTCGCTAACGACCATTACGTCGCTACAGGTAGTAACTGACCCCCGCAACCTTGTACCGCCTTGTGCGTTCATTGACGCGCCTAGCTTTACCGTGTTTGCTAACAACGTTGTAGAAATGACGTTTCCTGTACGCATAATTACGCTGGGGCCTGGCAACCTTGACGCGCAACGGTCACTACTTAATTTGGCTAGCAAAGTTATTACCAAAAAAATTGGCGTAACCGACGGGCGCCCAACTATTGCAGTAATTGGCGGCAGCGAACTACCCGCCTACGACTTGACCATATCCTTACAAGCCCAGGCAACCGCCTAGAATAGGTACAACATGAAATACACAATTATTAGCCCCCGCGTCGGTACTCCTGGCGATACATACGAACCAGTAGACGGCGTTAACGTCGACGCGCTGGTAGCAGGCGGCTTTATAGAACAATCCACCGTTAAGGCGCCTAAAGGTGCTAAAACTAAGACAGACACAAACGAGGAGTAAAGCCCATGGCTACTAGCACTTATCTTTCATCACCAAACGTTACGGTTAACAGCGTTTCGCTGCAGGACCAATGCAACGGCCTTACTTTTACGCGCACTATCGAGGCGTTGGAAAGCACCGCATTTGGTTCAGGTTCACGCGTCTATACCGCAGGCCTTGAAAACTCGACGTTGACCCTTGACTTGTACCTATCGTTTGCAGCTAGCGAAACTTATGCAACTCTTAAAGCGCTAGTCGGCACCTCGACTACGGTTTCTTGGTCGCCTAGCGCAACAAGCCCAGGCACCGCTACCAATCCAACCATGACACTAACGGGGGCTTATCTTGAAGCGCTTCCGTACGAAATGGCGCTGGGCACCCTTGGCGCTATTAGCGTGACGTTTACGGGCGGAGTTTACAGCGTTCTTGAAGTTTAATTAAAAGCCTGAAAAGGCCCGACACAAAAGGCAAATAATGAAACTCACATTAAAAGTAGAAACCACCGACACCGCTTACGAAGTTGCAACAAACTTATTTGTAATTGTTATGTGGGAACGCAAATACAAACGTAAAGCGTCGGACATGGCGGCAGGTATCGGCGTTGAGGACTTAGCCTTTATGGCATACGAGGCGTCTAAGTTAAACAAAATTGTTGTACCGTCAGAATTTGAAACGTTTATTAAAAACTTGGTCAACATTGAAGTAGTTGATACCGAGGCCCCAAACCCCACTTAAGGGGCACCCACGGTCGCCAACTTGCCGAACTGTTGGTAGCGATATCGTGGTGGCCCCCGTCGGTACCTTTTGACATAGACGACTTGGCTACCGTTGTTGCTGTATTATCAGACAACAACAAACAACGAAAGTAACCCTTATGGCAACCTTGGAAAATACTTTAGAAATTAAAGGTATTCAAGAAACCATGAAGGCGCTTAAAGAAATTGAACCTGGGTATCTTAAACAGGTACGCAAGGACATTAAGAACGCTGGGGCGCCTGTATTAACGGCAGCTCGCAGTTTGATACCTTTAGCCCCGCCGTTGTCAGGTATGGCTCGTGGCAATCTTATTCGAGGCCGTGCTGGTACTAAATGGAGTAGCGAAGGCGCCCGTAAAGGTTTTATTATTAAAACCAATAGGTCAGGGCAACGCGCTAGAACAGTTACGTTTAAGTCAGGCGAAACCGTAGATTTTGCTGCACGGCCCTACCAGCTGTTAACACTCACCCAGCGCGACGCTGCAGGCTCAATATGGGACCATGCAGGGCGCCGCACTAAAGGCCGTTTTGTAACCAATCTACAAATGCAAGGCAGCTACGACCCACGCGCTGCCGAACCTGGCGTAATTGCTGCACGGCCCGCCGTTGAAAACGAAGTAACTGCCATAGTCGATAAAGTTATGAAGCACACCAACACAAAATTGAAGGTACGCCGTGGCAATTAACGTACCGATTATTACGACCTTTTCAGATAAAGGCGTAAACGCAGCACAAAAAGCGTTTGGCAGTTTAAGCAAATCAACACTAATTGCAGGCACCGCTATCGCTGGCGCTACGGTAGCCGTTGCCGCGTTTGCATTTAAGTCAATTCAAAAAGCATCAGATTTTAACGAAGCCATTAGTAAAAATACTGTTGTATTTGGTGCCATTTCTAAAGAAGTAGAAAATTTTGCTAAAACAGCAAACCGAGCTTTAGGCATTTCAGAAACGTCGGCATTAAACGCCGCTGGAACTTTTGCCATTTTTGGTAAGTCAGCGGGTCTAGCTGGTAAAGATTTATCCGATTTTTCTACAGACCTTGTAACTATTGCCGCCGACTTGGCGTCGTTTAATAACACGTCAGTAGACGAAGCCATAAATGCCCTGGGGTCCGCGCTACGAGGCGAAGCCGAACCGCTACGCAAATACGGCGTATTACTCGACGACGTAACCCTAAAAGCTGCAGCAACCGAACTAGGCATATATTCAGGCAACAAAGCGTTAACAGCACAACAAAAAGTTTTAGCTGCACAGAAAGTTATTTTTGACCAAACAGCCGACGCGCAAGGCGACTTTAGCCGCACGTCAACAGGACTAGCAGCACAACAAAAAATACTTGGCGCAACCCTAGAAAATATACAAACCAATTTAGGGCAAGCATTTTTCTC